CGATACCAACCTTTAGATAGCCCTGTAGAACGATAGAATTGTCGCCCTCATGGTCATCCCACTCACGGAAATAAGGAGAGCCTTCAAAGCCTAGCTTGATTAGCTTTTCCTTACCGGCAGGAATTACATAAGCAAAAGAAGGATTCATAACTAGCTTCTCATTCTTCTCGTCAGTGTAAGACTGTGGCATTACAACAACTGGGAAACCACGGAAGCGGCCAATATAGCCACGCTCACGTACTTCAATCATATCCTGATCAGAAATCTTTGTAGTATTGTTATAAACAATAGCATTTACCATTTCAGCAGCGAACTCTGGAGTGCAGTAAATCACTGGAGAGCCATAAGCAGCAACTACGTTGCAAAGCTTAACCATAGCGGCTGGGTCAAAGCTAGAAGCAATAACCTTATTCTTGGCTGGACGACCAGCTAGATTCCAAGAGCTTAGTAGAGTCTCCTGAACCATTTCAAAAATGCGGTCAACAATACCCTGCTGAATAATATCATAAATATCGGTCATGTTCTCAACGCCATCAAGATAACGCTCGAAATCAACATAGCCGGCTCCGCCGATAGCCTGTGGATATACATCAAAACGATCACGGTCTAGACGGAAGGTTTCATAGTTACCAGACTCGGTGGCACGAGTAACAAACTGACGGCCACGCTGCTTGCCGCGAGTTACACGGAACTCTAGGCGAGAACCCTGTGGAACGCGAATAACTTCGCAGAACATATCTAGGGCGTTCTGGATATTCTGTGGTAGAACCTCTTCTAGGTTCTGTTCAAGTAGCTCAAATAGCTCAATCTTATTGCGACGATACTTGGAACGACTAAAACGACCCTTGTCATCACATAGTAATTTAACTAGCTCATCATGTAGAGCAGCTTCATAGTCATAATTCTCGGCAGCGAACTCGGCTGGAACCTTGCGGCCGAAAACACCATTCATTAAAATCTGTAGATTATTCATAGTTCGCACCTCCTATTATAGACTAATAATCTGATACTTAACGCCGGGCTCGCCGTTAGGTACAGTATAGAACTTAACAACCTTAGCATAAATGCCAGAATTTGGCTTGGTAGCAGTAATCTTGGGAACAGCAGAACCAGCCACAGGAACTACATATAGAGGAGTAGTTTCAATTGCCTTTAGAGCATCAAATAGAGCTTCTTCGGCAGTCTTCTGATTATCACCAGAAGTAACAGCTTTAAATTCAGTGTCATCATACTGTAGGCAATTAGTAGTTACAGTATCACCAATACCTAGTAGACCTACACGAGGGTAGTCGCCAGCAATCTTGCGACCAAAAGTCTGTAGACCATAATGGAAAATATCATATTCCTTTTCAGTAGTATAAACAATACCAATAGGCTTATCAGTAGCAGCAGCAGGAGACTTAATGGCCCCAGCAGCCTTGTCAGCTACAACCCACATACCATTCTCACAAGGAGCAGCTAGGGTGAACTCGTCACCTAGTGGGGTCTGTGAAACTACCATACCAGTCTTTGGGAAAGCTACCTGGTTTAGCTCTAGAGTAGCATATAGCTTCTCGCCTGGGCGATACTTGCTAGAATAGCTATTGGCACTTGTTAGTGGAAATCTCTTCATAGCCATAATAATTTCCCTCCTTAATTTTTACGATACTTTTTCATAAGTAGAGCGAATTGTGATTCTTCAGGATCTGGTAGTGGCACTTTCATTTCTTTATCTTCACTGCCAGCGATCTTTGAATTAGCAAAAGTAATTGCTAACTTAGATTCCAATTCATCATAAGAAAAGTCCTTAGCCACTTCTTTAATTGGACTAATTTCTTCCTCACTCATTACTTTTTCATATTTTTCTACTAATTCATTCTTACGATTGTTCTCGGCTTCTACTGCCTGAGCTTGGTAAGATTGTAGAGAAGTTTGTAATTGCTCGTTTTGAGCGCGTAAATTTTCAATTTCTGTATTTGCGTTTGTCTGGAACTGTTCAAGCTCGGTGATACGAGATTGGGCGTTCTCATAATTTGATTGTAATTCATTGTAGGAATTTTGTAGGTCGTTGAACTGCTGTTGGAGGGCTTCAAATTCAGAAGGCTCGTCATTTGCGGGTTCTTCAACAGCTTCATCCTCATTTTCAGCAAATTCTGTTTGTTCTTCAGTGACAGTAGTCTCTTCTGTTTCAACAGTTTCTTCAGCCTGAAATGAATCGGGTGTTTCTTCCACTTGAGGATTCTCAACTTGAGTCTCTTCAACCTGTTCTACAACTTCCTGGTTTTCAAACTCATTCATTGGTTGTTCTCCTCCTTCATTATTTTTTTCAGCCTCTTCAACTTGTGCTTTGAGGTCAAACAGAAGTGAAGAGAACTTCTCTTGTTGAGATGTATATGCGTCATCATTCTTAGAAAAGAATGAGGATACAGAAAAACAAGGTTCATGTTCACCAATAATACAAAAACCAAGCATACTTGCTTTTGTGTAGACAAAATATTCTACATTATCAATGCGCGTCCAAGCGCCATCAATAGAATCTGGGTCTAGTTCCATGCTTTGATTCTGTCCAAATACTTTATTTGCTTCTTCAAAATAATTAGTGAACAAAATAATTGAGAATACAGCATATTCTCTAATAACGCCATCTGTGTCTTCAAATGGTTCCCATCCTAAAAAACTTTCCACATAACCATAAGCGTTAGCGAGAGTGGGGCCGCTGTGAGAGGCCCAACTTTGTGTTTCAGGGTCAAAAAAACCAACTACTGGAGTGGTTCCCTGTGTAGCGGAATTAATAAGTTGCTCTGCTACTTTATCAGTAATGTATGAGCCATTGCGATTTCCATACTTGGTGAAAACACGCACTTTGAGGCGGCCCAAATTAGGATTTGACTCTGAAATTCTTTCGATGGGAGAAGAGACTACAACGCTATCAAAATAAATAGGTATCTGTCTATCCATAGTCATTCTCCTTATCCTGCGGCCGCAATGTTGGCCTGAGTTTTTTCGGATTTTTCTTCGTCGGGAAGTTCGGGACGACCTCCCTTATTATTTATGTCTTTGTTCTGCGAAGAACTTGAACTATTTTGTGACGAATTTTCATTTTTTCCTTCGGCAGCAACTTCGGTGCCAGAAGTAGTAAATGATGATTGTAATGGTATCATCTTTTCTGACATTTTCAAGAAGTCGTTTTCAAAATTCATAATTGCAAGCTGATCCATTTGTTTAATTCCCATAGATACGCCCGCAAGCATTTTAGAGTAACCATACTGGGCTCCGCTGAAATATGTACTCTGTAAATCTTTACGGTTAAATACAGTTGTAGGAAGTATCTCAAAATCAAATGTTAAACCAGTTCGCGCGAATTTTTCATTAATATGAAAACGAATCCAAGTTTCATACATATTAAGAAAACTCTGCATTAGTGCTTCGTCTTTCTTAATAGCATAAGCTAGTGTAGAACTGCCATCGGCATTGAAAATTATAGAACTACGTCCTAATGCGTCGTAGGCGTTTTTCTTATATTTCTCTATGCGGTCAGCAGACTGTGTTGCGGCGGAAGTTTCTTGTAAACTTTCTAAATCGGTTTCACCAAATGTGGTAAGTACATCAACTGTGTCTATATCACTTAACATTGCGGCCACAGATGAGTGAATGTCTGCCACTTCATCCAATTGGAAAACTAGTTCACCATCAGATGTTATTGGCATCCTTTCAATAAGTAGTTTATAAAGTTCATTTTCATCACGTTTTTCTTCTCGTTTTACAGCATCCTTTAATTGTTTTAAATCTGGAATACTAGCAATTAAAGGCGGCGTACAGTCACCAGAAAAACAAAAACATACTCCGCCAGCACCGGCCGGTATTTCTACCCAAGGATCCAGCTTTCTATTGCTGCCTTCCCATTGCCAAAATGCAGTTTGGACTTCTTCTGGAAAAGTTTCTACCATTTCAGCTTTTAATTCGGCACTTAGGAATTTATCAAAGTAATGTAAATTAAATTCAAGGATATTTAAATTATTCATATCCTTAAATCTGGTGCGGCAATATTCTAATGGTAGTTCATGTATTACGGCCTTTTCTCCTTGTTGCCGCAAAATACCATTATAGACACCAGTTTTTAACCATTCAGTGGTAATACGCATCAAAGCATTCGGTAAATCTAAATTATCTACAAATCTGCAAGCACTATAAAATGCTTTTAAAATTTGAGCTTTTGAGCCTTTACCTTCTTCAAATACTGGTATTACCATTGTATCATAAAGAAATAAACGCGCGAGAAAATCAATATTATTACGATACTCGCCATTAGTGCGATAATAATAACGGGAAAGTTCTCTTAACGATTCTAAATCGCCCTCACAAATTATGCGTTCAATTTCTTCAAGTGTAAAATCCTCATAGCGAACCGGGTCACTTGTACGATAGCCCCAGCGTGAATATGCTCTTTCACCGATTGGGAGTCTAGGGCCACGATTTTTTATTGCCACTTTAAAATTAGTAAAATCATATCTTTGTCTATCTTTTGCACTCACACTATTCACCCCCTACGTCCAGGACTGAAAAAGGCATATTGCCCAAAATTTCTTTTCTTTGCTTTTCGTGCCTCTTTATCTTCATAATATTTAATCCTATAAAGACAATATTCAAGAGCAGAAAAACGGTCTTTTGGGGTGGAAGCTGAAATGCGTTCTACCTTAAATTGGTTTTGAACGCCAGTAGGTTTTAACTTCAAATTATTTAATTCATCCATAAGACGAGAAGTCATTTCATAAGGTAGCAAATAAACTCTGCGGTCATACAGTGACATTCTTTTGCCGCGAATTGTTTTTAATAATTTATCCTTTACAATTCTTTCACTAGCAAGAAAGGATACAGAACCATTATTTATTTGCGCGAAGAAGTTAGAATGGATAAGGTCATCATTTGATGAACCAGCTTTAATGTCGTATATAATAGCGTTTAACTCTGGCATCGGTTCGTCCATTTCTTTTTTCTTATCTGGCGGTAAATGGTTTTCATCATTAAAAGTAAAGTATGCTGGAAATTTCTCTCCAGTATTTTTATCAAATGATGGGAGAACCATGGCATCAAGCAATCCAATGCCTGGGCCATTACCGTCAATAACTATCTCTCGTGGATTATATAATTGTATTAGTTTCTTCAAACGTGGCGCCTGTTCGGTAATGTAATTGGCGCCATGAATAACTTCTGTATAGACAATATTCTTTTTAAAACCATGCGAATTTGGTAATACTTTTGCTACCATAATCGCAGTATTAGCAGAATATCTGGCTACGTCTACCCCAATCATATAAAATGTGTTTGGATTTGTAGGATTTTCTTGTGCTTTACGCTCGCATTTTAATAAAGTTCTGCGTTTACTTAATCGTTTAGAATCAAGCCACGCATCTTTACTATTACCAGTCCAGATTGATAAAGATTCACGCGCAAATGAATCTTCATTCATAGTATTTGAGTAGCGTTGATCCATTAATGTTGCCTTATCAATTAAGCCATAATGTAAAGGCACTTCATATGAAAGACCCCAAACAAAATATTCGTTTGGCCGCAAAACAGCATTTACTGCGCACTCAATAAGTTTACTGTACATAAATACAGTTTTTTCGCGTGCAGTAGTAATGAAAATTTGCGCGGCAGTTGGTTCTTCTGGATTTAGGGAACCATCTACTTCGCGACGTGCTACGTTCATTTGAGGAAGTAATACTTCATTGTAATCTTCTTCTTCAATGGTTGCGCATTCCTCTAATATACCGGCGGTCGCGCGCAAACCACGGCTGGTGTCTTTTGAGACGACAGTAATCATACTGCCATTGCGGAAACGTAGTTCATAATAGTTACCGCTCTTCTTTTCACCTTGTTGA